CCTCCGATACCTACGGGATGTTCAACAACATCTCTTTCCTCGTCCGTCAGGCGATGGCAAAGATGCAGACGGCAACGCTCGTGCAGATTATGGCCTGCACGAATGACGGCGACCTGTCACCCGTTGGCTTTGTGGACGTGCAGCCGCTCGTCAATCAGATAGACGGCGCGAACCCTCCGAACTCGACGCCTCACGCGACCGTCTACGGGCTCCCATACCTGCGAATGCAGGGAGGCACAAACGCCGTCGTGATGGACCCGCAAGTTGGCGACATCGGCCTCGCCGTATTCGCGAGCCGCGACATCAGCAAAGTAAAGAGCACGAAGGCTCAAGCGAATCCGGGGAGCTATCGCTCGTACGACTTCGCGGACGGGATTTATGTCGGCGGCCTGCTCAACGGAACTCCAGTGCAGTACGTTCTTTTTGCCGACGCAGGTATCACGGTTGTATCTCCGACCGCAATCACACTGCAGGCTCCCACGATCAACATTGAAGGTGATTTGAACGTTACCGAGGGCAACGTTACGATAGCGGGGACGATGGCCGCGACGGGCGACGTTACCGCCGCCGGAATTAGCGTACAGACGCACACGCATACAAGCGAAGCAGTAGGGAGCCCGACGAGTCCGCCGATACCATGAGTAGCCTTTTACTTGATACCGACCAATGGGATTTAGTGCTAGACGCCAACGGCAACATCGCGCTCGCTGACGCCCCCTATGCGCTCGCGCAAGATGTGTCCTGCGCCGTGCGTACTGTCTTGGGTGAGTGTTACTACAACACTTCCATCGGGCTTGATTACTTCGGTCAGGTTTATGGTAAGACCCCGCCCGTCTCTCTCATCATTCAGCTAATCGTTGCTCAGGTGCTTACAGTTCCGGGTGTGATAACAGCGCAGTGCGTCATATCATCATTCAGTGCGCGCAGCGTAAGCGGACAGATTCAATTTACGGATGATACGGGGGAACCTACAGTTGTCAACTTCTAGCGTAGTCCCCGGCGTGCCAAGTACGAGCGTCCCCGCAATCCAGTTCACGCCGCAGGGGATAATTCTTCCGAGCGATAGCGACATTCTCGCAGGCGTGCAGGAAGACATCAATTACGCATTCGGCGGCGGAGTAAACCCCGCGCTCAATACTCCGCAGGGGCAACTCGCCACGAGCAACGCCGCAATCATCTCCGACAAAGACGGACAGATTGCCGAAGTCGTCAATCAGATGGACCCGCGTTATGCTTCGGGCCGATTCCAAGACGCGCTTGCTCAACTCTATTTTCTCGACCGTAAGCCTGCGACCTCAACGGTCGTCTCGTGTGTGCTTACCGGCCTAGTGAATAGCACCATTCCTGCAGCTACTCTCGCTCAAGATACCTCCGGCAATACCTACGCGCTGACCGCCGCCGTCACGATCGGACCCGGCGGGACGGTAATGAGCCAATGGGCGAACATCGCGAGCGGGCCGATTGCTTGCCCCGCAGGTACGCTCATCAAGGTTTATCAGGCAGTTCCCGGTTGGGATACGATCAACAACCCGACTGACGGCGCGATAGGGCAGCTTGTAGAGAGTCAGCAAGAATTTGAGTATCGCCGTCAGCAGTCCGTCGCGTTGAACGGCAACGGGTCAGTACCTTCGATTTACGCGAACGTGTTCAACGTTCCAAACGTACTTGACTGCTACTGCATCGATAACCCTTCCGGCAATATCGAGTCGTCAAATCCGCTCCCCGGCGGAACTCCGAACGCCACAAATTACGCGCTCGCCGCTCATTCGCTTTACGTCGCGGTTGTTGGCGGGAATGCCGCAGCGATCGCGCAGGCAATTTGGAACTTCAAAGACCCCGGCTGCAACTACAACGGCAATACAACCGTGCAGGTTACGGACCCGAGCGGGTACTCGTACCCCGCGCCGACGTACAACGTTCAATTTGAGATTCCCGCGCCGCTCCCCGTGCTGTTCGCCGTGTCGATTGTCAATAGCGCGTCGTTGCCCTCCAATATCGCGACGCTCGTACAAAATGCCATCATCGCCCAATTCAACGGCACCAACGGCGGTCAGCGGGCGCGCATAGGCGCTCTCTTACTCGCGAGTTCATACTTCGGCCCCATCGCAAGTATCGCGAGCGGCCTGCAGCTTCTAGCCTGCACTCTCGGCGTAACAGTGGATGAGTTGGGCGTCTCATATCAGGTCGGCATTGACCAAGCTCCGAGCATCAGCGCCGCCAACATTACGGTGACACTGGTATGACGAATTTCGAAGATACGATTCTCAGTCAGTTCGCGAACAGCGTGACCATCATCAACCTCGTTACGAAAATGAACGAGTGGATTAGGCCCGACGCTGACCTAGATAATTTTTACAACTTTGTGTTCAACGTCACGACTGCGCAGGGGTTCGGGCTTGATATATGGGGGAGCATCGTCGGCGTCAATCGCATTGATTTTCCCGTCAACGGCGCGGAGATGACAGACCCTCAATTCCTAGAGCTTGTGATGCTCAAGGCACTGAGCAACATCTCGCGGACTACCGCCCCGGCGATCAATCAGCTACTCCGTAATTGGATGGCCGGACGAGGAAAGACCTATTGCACGGACCTTGGAAATATGGAGATGGGGTACGTCTTTGAGTTTGAGCTTGAGCCTTTCGAGATAACAATACTTACGCAAAGCAAAATCTTTCTGCGGCCCGCCGGAGTAGGGGGCTTCGGGATGACTACCAATTTTCCCGTGTTCGGATTCAAAGGAATGGGTACGGCTTACGCGGCTCCGTTCGGACAGGCACCGTTTATATCGCAGGGGGCTCTAGTTGCAATTAGCTAATGCACCATCACAAATCGTTGAGCCCTTCGCGGTAAACGGGAGCAAGAACGTTATCCCCGTACCCTCTCAAGTTGCCATTACGCCGGGGGCCGCTTCATATGACGACGGCTTCCCCTTGCTCTGCGATACCCCCGTGAATGAGGGCGGCATTCCTCCGTCTATGCAAGACATGAACGGGATTCTAAATGAGATTAGCGCGGTTTCTCAGTGGACGAACGCGGGAGGCTTGTTCGTTTACAACTCGGCATTCTCAGCGGCCATTGGGGGCTATCCCAACGGAGCGATGCTTCTACAGGCGAGCGGCGCGGGGTACTGGCGTAGCTCCGTCGATAACAACACGTCCGACCCGGATACGGGCGGCGAAGGTTGGGTGTCCTTCGGGAGTGCGACGGGGCTCCCCGTAGCAACTACCTCCAGCGTTTACGCCTCCGCTCAGCAGACGCTCGCCGTTGGAACCTCCAAGGTACTCTTCGATACGGTAGAGTTCGACAGTGGTATATGGAACGCGGCAAACAAACGCTTCGTTGCGCCGTACGCGGGGCTCTATGACATCAGCGGAGCCGTGATGCTCTCGGCTCCCGGCGGTCAACTTCTGGCAACGCAAATCTTCAAAAACGGCGCGCTCGCGAAGCAATGCTTTCAGAGTCCGCAGGTTAGCACCGGCAATCTGTCGCTCCCGTTCGACGCGATCATAAACTGCGGAGTTGGCGATTACATTGAACTTTACGTGAGCGTACCGGAGACGCCGGTTGCGGCGGGGCAAGTTGGAAGCAATCAGGCGTTTGTGTTTGCTCAGGCGTGCTATCTAGGCACATAATTACTCTCAACCATGCCTCGTTATTTTCGGGTTCCCCGCAGAGTGTCAGCCACTAAGCTCCTGTTCTTTGCAGGATGTTTCTACATGATTCTCAGCGGCCATTATCCGCCGCAGACACGCGCTCAAGAGCCTACTATCCCGACGGTCGCGAGTACGGCCTCCGCCGAAGTCTACGGCATGGAAGTAAAGGCCGCCGGGGAGACTGCTCGCGTTGACGCGCTCTCAGTGACAATCGGAAAAATCGAAGGCGTGCAGGAAAAGATGGGCGAAGATATCAGCGACAGTAAGGTTGCGATCGCGCGTATTAGCGGAGAGGAAGCCGCAATAGGCTTGATATTAGGGCTCTTGCAGTTGTGGGGGATGTTCCGCGACGGTCGAAAGGGAAAGGTCACGCAATGATAAGCAAACTTCCGGCTCCGTTTTGGGCTCTAGGGCTCGCGTTCATGGGCTCAACGATTGCTCTCTGCGTTCTGTTCTCTCACCGCGACGTAAACATTTGCCTCGCGGTACTCGCGATCGGTTCCAACCTAGTCAGCGGTGCGCTTGGGGCTTTCGCCGGTCACGCAATGGCGAAGTCTGATGATATGACAGCGAACGGCTCTCAGGATACAAAGTAATAACGAGCCCGTTATTACCCCGGACTGAGAAACAACAGGAGAAATTATCATGGCAAATGAACTCGTTACCTTGTTCGACGATGCGAAGAGTTTTTTCGCAAAGGTCTTCAAGAATGCGCCCTCCGACACGGCGGCTGCACTCTCCGTCATCAACACGATTGCGCCCGAAGCGGAGCTTGTCTTCGCCCTCGTTGACCCGACCCTCGCAGTTGTAGCCAACCCCATCATCACCGAAATTCAGGCTGACCTCGCTACGGTCGCGAATTTGCTCAAGAGCGGCAACACCGTAAGCGTCGGAACGTTCCTGACGGCGATCAAGAGCAATCTCACTGCGCTCCTCACTGCAGGTCACATTACGGACCCGACAAGCGTGACGAAGGTCACGGGAATCGTCTCTGCGGTGGATGTTCTCAGCAATGAGTTCGCACAGCAGGCCGCAGCGTAAGAGGGCCGCAACCATAATCGGGCCGCAACCGTTGAGAGATGGTTGCGGCCTTACTTTTCGGAGATAACGTGATGTTCAAATTTCTTCTAGCCTTCGTTCTCTTTCAAGGCTTTTCCTTCGTCCCCGGCGAGTCGATAGCTTACGAGTTCCCAACGCTACCGTCCGGCGAGTACGTCCTGACTATCGTTGACGATGCGAACAGAGAGACGCCAGTACCCGCGAGCCTCAGTCACGGCGATCTTTCTTTTATTTGCCCGTCTCTCCCGCATGGGTTCTACCAGATTGAACAGTTACAGAACGTCAAAACGCACCGGGTTTATTACGTGCATGTTGACGGCTCTCGCGGATTCGACATCCAATGAGCCTGTCATCAGAGATACGGGCATGGGCGCTTGCAGTTGCGGGCGTCCTTTGCCTTTCCTCCATCACTTACCGAGTGATGACCGCCCCCAAGATTCCTGACCTCGCGCCGGTCGCTGCGAGCCTTACCAGCGCCGCTCAGAGCATCGCGCCCATCGCTTCCCATCTGCAGAGCGCCGCCGACGCCGCCACGGGGCTGCTACAGGCGGCGCGCCCGGTCGTAGCGAACCTCCAAACCACTGAGACGAAGCTCAACGCGACGATCGACCTCACTTCGCACCGGCTGAATGACCTATGCCCGGACCCGAAGTCAATCAACGCCGCGATCCATCCATGCGGAACGCTCGCGGATACCAACCGTACGCTCGCGACAGCGCGGGGGAC